GGTCATATTCACAAACAGGAAATTCTGTTAGTATTTCTATCACTAATCATGGTTTTGGAGTAGGGACAGTTCTCTCATTGGCATTTGGATCCGGTGCAGCACCCAATGGATCATATGTTGTTAGTTCGGTTACCAACACCTCAGACTTTTTTGTTACTTCAGGGTCTGCATTAAATACAAGTGGTGCTGTCACAGCGACACTGAATACCAACAAAGTCAATATCAGTTCAACTTCATTGAGTGTGTTATCTGATAGTGTAGAATTGTCATCAATACACACAGTTGCGGCAGGTTGGCTTGGCGCCGGGGGGTTTGATTCAGAATACGCAGGTTATTCACCTACACAATATTATGGTCAAGTTAAAATAGACAAATACGGTAGAGTCGCTGTAGCTAAAAGAACAACAGTAACAACAAGTGCAGGTGATGGGTGGTACAATTCCATTAAGATTCAGGGCGGAATTGTCACAGTAGCATCAAACAACAAGTACCTAACACAAAATGATGCACTGACAGTGTTCAGTGAAGATATAACTGGTTCTAGTGCATATTTGGGTGGTATGGGCGACAGCACTTGCACATTGGTATTATCCCTTAAAAACAAGGTTGCTGCTGGCACATACACCAAGCTCTCAGTTAATACAAAGGGGTTAGTAACCAATGTAGCAAATTTGGCAGCATCCGACATAACAACTGCTCTGGGGTACACTCCCCTTAAGGACAGTCAAGCATATCTAACCCATTATAAAGGGTCGTTTGTATCGTCAACATGGGGAACTGCTCCACTTCCCCTGGCATACAATTCTGGTCACGCTGGGTATACAGTTAATGGCACATACTTATACTTACCTAAAGGCATTTATCATCTTACTTTCTGGGGTGCTAATAATTGGTATAGTTGGTACTATTCATATTGGGGTTGGGCTTGGTGGTCAAGTTATTGGTCGTATTATTACAACCCAGCAGTAATATATCAAAATGGAAAAATTATATCGTCGTCATTTGCTAATTATGGTGGATGGTGGTGGTATTACAATTCATCGTTTAAATCTGATGTGTCTCAGGACTTTTTAATGACTAATGTCATTGAGGTTACTGCAGATAATGAGCACATTCAATTTGGTGTTCCACACTTAAGTGGTATAACATTCTGGTACAATATCAAAGTACTGAGAGTTAAATAGCATCATAATAACTGAAATCAGAAAAACAATAAATAATCAATCAAAGAAGTTGGTTATTGATACAACATTATAGGAGTTTTATATGAGTTTACTCTCACCCGGTGTTTTGGTGCAGGAAAAAGATTTTTCAACAATTGTACCCGTTGTGGCTAGTGCAATTGGCGGCGTTGCAGGAGACTTTGCAAAAGGTCCTATTGAGACCCCAGTCCTTATTGATTCCGAGTCTACATTAAATAGTGTATTTGGTGCACCATCAGATTCAAATTTTGGAACATGGTTCTCTGCTGCTGAATTTTTAAGATACGCAAATAAATTATATGTAGTTCGTGCTGCACCGTCAGGGTGCTTAAATGCAGCAGATGCAATAGCAACACTAGTTAAGAATTTTGATGATTACACATATAAGGCTGATGCCAGCCAGCTTACAGGCAAGTTTATTGCTAAGCAACCTGGTGTTTCCGGCAATGGTATCAAGATCCTATTGATCGACAATGGCAATTATGACTTGGTTGTGGCAGAAACTACAGCAAAAGATAATGCAGGAAACAAATACACTAGCTGGTTGCCAGGAAAGCCAGGTACATCAAATTATGTGTCTACCCGTGCTATTATTGGTGGCTCAACTAAATTTGATGAAATGTCTATCGTTATTGTTGACACAACAGGATCTATTTCTGGTGTGGCAAATACAGTAATTGAGACATTCAATTACTTGTCTAAAGCATCAGACGCAGTTGACTTCCAAAACCAATCGGCATACTATGCAGATGTGGTTAACGCAAAATCTCAATATGTTTATTGGGTTTCACACAACACAACAACAAATATTGAAACAGCCAACGGCACTTCATTGTTCGCATGGGGTTCGACTGCATTTGATGTTGCAAAAGATAACGGTGACAGATTTGTATTGTTATCCGGTTTAGTGTCATATACATTAGCTGGTGGTGTTACTGGTTCTACTCCAACAGCATCAGACATTACAGCAGCATATCAAAAGTTTGCTAATGTAGAAGAAATTAATGTTAACTTGTTAATCACTGGTAATCACCCAGTTGAAGTTGCAGCAGGTGTCATTCAATTAGCAGCTGATAGAAAAGATGCCATGGCGTTTGTTTCACCGCACACAGCAGGTAAACCATTCACGACAAGAACAACAATGACTTCAGACATTTCTGCATTTAAGGCATCCCTTAATGTTGCTGATCAATATCAGTCATATGGTGTTATGGACACGGGTTTCAAATATGTTTACGATCAATACAATCGCAAATATCGTTGGGTTCCTCTGAATGGTGACATTGCAGGTATTGTTGCTAGAACAGACGATGTTGCTGCAGCATGGTGGTCTCCAGGTGGTTTCAACAGAGGTGGTCTAAAGAATGTCATTAAGTTGTCATTCAACCCAAATCAATCAGAACGTGATGTCATTTATCCATTGGGTATCAATCCAGTTGTGACATTCCCAGGTTCTGGTACAATTCTGTTTGGTGATAGGACAATGCAAGTTAAGCCAAGCGCATTCGATAGAATCAATGTACGTAGATTGTTTATCATTCTAGAGAAATCAGTTGCTATTGCAGCTAAGTATCAATTGTTTGAATTCAATGATACATTCACTCGTGCTATGTTTAAGAACATGGTAGAACCATTCTTGCGTGACATTCAAGGTCGTCGTGGTATCACAGACTTCTTGGTTATTTGCGATGGTTCAAATAACACTGGTGAAATTATTGACCGAAATGAGTTTAAGGCAGACATTTACATCAAGCCAGCTCGTTCAATCAATTTTATTACATTGTCGTTTGTAGCGACAAAAACTGGGGTTGATTTTAGCACAGTAGTTGGTGCCTAATAAATATAGTATAGATAAAAGGAATCAATATGTCTTTACAAGAATTCAAAAGTAATTTATTGGGTGGTGGTGCTAGACCCAATCAATATCGTGCCGAAATCACATTCCCTGCAATTGCACAAAATGGTACAGAGGCAGGCCGTAGGATTCAATTCCTATGTGCCTCAACGACACTTCCATCCTCTGACCTGGGAGTGATCCCAGTGTTCTATAGAGGACGGCAAGTTCCTTTGGCAGGCGAAAGAACATTCGCACCATGGGCAGTCACTATCCTTAATGATACAGATTTTGTTATTCGTAACGCATTTGAATCATGGCAGAATGCTATCAATGATTTACAATTCAACACTGGAATGACTTCCCCGTTGATTTATACATCAGACATGTCCATTCACCAAATGGGTCGCAATGGTGAGACATTGAAGTCATATAAGTTTGTTGGTGCATTCCCAACAGAAGTATCTAGCATCCCATTGTCATTCGCATCTAATGACCAAGTTGAAGAATTTAATGTCCAATTTGTTTATACACATTTTGAAACAGACTTCAAGGGTGGATCAGTTGGCTTAGCTGTCAACATTTAATTTACTGAAAGATAGATAATGAGTTTAGTTGAAGATGCACTGGGATTATTTGGTCTACAAATAAAGAAGATAGAAGCAACTGAGAACCCATCAGCGGCAATTGGTTTGCCTGCCAATGATGATGGTTCAACCATGGTAACACCCAATGTATCGGGTAGTTACTATGGTGTGTTTATGGACTTGGACGGTGTTGTTAAGAATGACATCCAACAAATTCAACAATATAGAACAATGTCTATATATCCTGAAGTGGACATGGCCATCCAGGATATTGTTAATGAGGCAATTCCACATGAGGATGATAAGCCTCAACTAGACATCATTTTAGATGAGTTAGAAATTTCTGATGCTCTAAAATTGAAGATTGAAAATGAGTTTAAATACGTATTGAGTAAGATCAAGTACGCAACATTATCGTCTGATATCTTCAGAAAATGGTATGTTGACGGAAGATTGTTTTACCAAGTCATAGTAGACAAAGACAATATTCGCCGTGGTATCATTGATATTAGACCACTTGAAGCAACCAAGATCAGAAAGATCAAAGAAGTAACCAGAACAAAGTCACCCCAGGGTATAGACATAGTTTCAGGGGTGCAAGAATACTTTGTATATAATGAAGCAGGATTTGCAGGACAAGGTCCAACGTCAGGATCATCTGGTTCAACTCAAGGTATCAAATTAAGTCCTGATGCTGTAATTTATGCACCTTCAGGTTATATGGATGTCAATGGGCAGAACATGCTCAGTTACCTACACAAAGCAATTAGACCATCAAATCAACTAAGAATGATGGAAGATGCTTTAGTTGTTTACCGTATTGCTAGAGCCCCAGAAAGAAGAATATTCTACATTGACGTAGGTAATTTGCCTAAAGGTAAGGCAGAAGAGTATGTTAAGCAGATCATGGACAAATACCGTAATAAGATGGTGTATGATGCGTCTACAGGTAATGTTCGTGATGACAAGAAGTATATGTCGATGCTAGAGGATTTTTGGTTGCCAAGACGCGATGGTGGCAAGGGTACAGAGATTACTACTTTGCCAGGGGCACAGAATTTAAGTCAGATGGACGATGTAGTTTATTTCCAAAAGAAACTATACGAATCATTGAATGTTCCTGTTGGTAGACTTCAACAAGACGAAGGTTTCTCTATGGGTAAAACCAATGAGATAACTAGAGATGAACTCAAGTTTCAAAAGTTCATTGATAAACTTCGTAGGAAATTTTCAGTTATATTCTATGAACTACTTAAGACACAATTGATCCTTAAGGGAGTCATAAATAATCAAGAGTGGGAAGAGATTTCAGAGAAGATCTTCTTTAGGTTCCAGAGAGATAATTATTTCTCTGAGATGAAAGATCAGGATTTGTGGAACACTAGAATGATGTCCCTCCAATCTGCAAACTTATATGTTGGAACATACTTCTCAAAGAGCTGGATAGAGAAAAACATATTAAGATTGACTGATGAAGATATTGAGAAAATGAAGGAAGAAATTGATTCTGAAAAAGATGACCCAACGGCACAAGCATGGAGTCAACAACAGATGATGCAACCACCTATGATGGGTCCTGATCCTTCTATGATGGGTGGAGATCCTAGTGGAATGCCTCCAGACCAAGGTCAAGGTGGATTCCCTCAAGATGACAATCAAGAAGATCCAAACCAACAATAAGGAATGAATATGACAAACGTAAGAGAAAATATTGAGGACATGTTGAGTCAGATTAACAAGGGCGACTTTGAATCTGCTTCAGAAACTTTTCAGTATGTTATGACACAAAAGGTTTCTGACACTTTGGAATCAATGAAACAAGATGTTGGTTCGTCTTTTATGAATACAAATTCATCGAATACTGAGGAATAATAATGGCAGTCACAAAGACAGTAATACAAAACAGCAATTCTAGAACTACAATTAAAATTGTAGGGACAGTTGCAGCTGATACTTCAACAGTTTCTCTGTTAACAGACTTAGCATTCACGGCAGGCAATGGAACAGTTCAAACAGTTGCATCCCCAGTTGTAAACATTGCAAACATTTTATCTACCAGCGGTGGCACTATATCAGTTGTCCGTGGTGGTGTAACCGTTGCACTAACCGCAGGTTCTATGTTTAATTTAGATAGACACCCATTGGCAGAAGGCAATGCGTCAGATATCGTGGTGACATTTAACACAGCAGGTGGCATGATCATTTTAGAATTGAATAAAGTGACCGGTTTTGGTAGTGTCACACCTGACGCATAATATGCAATATTCTAATATTAGATCAACAATAAAGTCAGGTGATGTAATTGCCTGGTCTGAGGGTGGATGGTCGAACTGGCATGATATTCAAGTTAGTATTGTAAGAATGTTCACAGAGTCTGAATATTCACATATTGGTGTCGCATATGTGGTTGCAGGTAGGGTGTTTGTAGTGGAAGCAGTGGTTCCACTAATTAGAATTTTTCCTCTATCAAAGCTTACACCATTCTTCTATTTCAAAGCACCTGATACATGGTGGTCAGATAAGATGGAAGAAGAACTTGTATCTAAGGTGGGTTTGCCATACTCTAAGCTTGAAGCAATCAAGGCATTCATGGGTATGAATACAGATGGCACAGAAAATTGGGAGTGTGCTAAGTTGGTTAATAAAACTCTAATGACTGCAGATGCTGGGTTTGATGCGGTCAAAGATGTACCAACAGATATTGTTAAATACATCATGGACAAATATAACATACCTGCAGTATACGTAGAGTAAGGAAACAAAATGAAATTACTATCAGAAGTTGTAGATCAAAATTTAGACTATTTGGTTGAAAATACTAAATCAGGTAAAAACTATTATATTGAGGGTCGTTGGGCAACTGCTAATGAACCAAATAGAAATGGTCGTATGTACCCAGGTAAAGTAATGGAATCCGCATTGGGCAAGTACCACGGAGACTACATTTCACAAAAGAGAGCTATGGGTGAACTTAATCATCCAGCAGGTCCAACAATTAATCTAGATAGAGTGTCTCATATCATTGAAAATCTTAGTATGCAAGGCAATCATGTTATTGGTCGTGCTAAGGTTATGGGTACACCAATGGGCATCATAGCAAAGAATCTAATTGATGAGGGAGTTAAATTGGGTGTATCCACAAGAGGGTTAGGATCACTTAAAGTTTCTCCTGGTGGAATTAATGAAGTTCAGAATGATTTCTTCATATCAGCAATAGATATTGTAAGTGATCCAAGTGGTCCAGGATGCTGGGTGAATGGAATCCTGGAGAACGTAGATTACAATATGCTTGATGATGGTAGGATTCAACAAGTTATTGTTGATCATGCTAAGAAAAGAATCAATGAGCAAACACTATTAAAAGAATTCAGTAAACTTATGTTAGAATTAAAGGCATAAGTTTATAAATAAGTATATGTTGATGGGTGCGTGAAAATTGCAATTGCATAAATAAATGATATTAAGTAAGGAGTTTCAACATGGCGCTATCGCTTGAAGAAAGAATTAAACAATTGATGGAAGGTAAGAGCGAAAGTACTCTTTCCGAAGAATCCATTCAACTGTCCGAAAAAGAAACAATCAAAACAAAGGGTGGAGCTACAATCACTGATGAAGACGAAGGTCAAGATTCAGATGAAGATAAGAGCTCTGACGATGAGGAAGATGATTCTGAAGAACAAGATGAAGATCAAGGTTCTGACGATGAAGATTCAACCGATGACTCTGACGAAGATACTGATTTTGAAAAAGATGCAGGTCCAGATCAAGGTAAGAAGAACTCTATCAAGGTTAATGAAGACAAAGACCCATTTGGCAAGTTAGATGCCAATGGTGGTGATTCAGCAGGTGATGCAGGTAAGAATGCAAAACTTAAAGTTGGTCTTGGTAAGAAAGACCCAGCATCAGGTAAATTGACAGATACTGCAAAGTCAGGCAAGTCAGGCAAGTCAGATGACAATGGTGACAATGCAAGATTGAAGACTGGTTTGAACAAGAAGGAATCTTCAGGTAAATTGACAGGCCCAGCAGCCGGTATTACTCCAAACCCAGACAACGCTAGAAATAATGTTGAGACACAAAAAATGTCTGAGCACATTGATGCATTGATGAATGGTGAAGAATTATCAGAAGAATTCAGAAACAAAGCAACGACAATTTTTGAAGCTGCAGTACAACAAGTTGCTGCTACAAGAGTCGAAACAATGCAAGAAGAATATGCACAAGAGATTGTGCGTTTGCAAGAAGAACAAGAACAGCAATTGGTTGAAGCTGTTGAAGAAGTAAAGAGCGAGTTGGTTGAACAAATTGATGGTTTCCTCAATCATGTGGTTGAGCAGTGGGTAGGTGATAACCAGATCGCTTTGGAAGGTGGGATGAAGGTTGAATTAGTGAACGGATTTATTGATGGACTTAAGGACCTTTTCAAGGAACATTATGTAGATATCCCAGAAGATAGGCTTGACTTAATTGAAGAACAATCAGAAGAGATTGGTGTCTTGACAGCTACAGCAGAAAAATTGGCAGAAGAAAGATCGGTTCTTGAAAAAGAATTGGTTGCTCTGAAATCCCAATTAGTGTTTGAAGATGTTGCATCTGATCTGACAAGTGTTCAGAAAGAAAAGTTCAAAGAGTTAGTTGAGTCAGTAGAGTTTTCCGATGAGGAAGCATATGCAGACAAACTGAGCACTCTAAAGGAAAGTTATTTTCCAGTAGGCAAAGCGCCAATGCTAAAAGATGATAGAAAAGTTGTTCTTGATGAGAGCACAGACATCAATCAATATGCAGCAGCAATTGCAAATAAAACCCTTAGGTTCTAATTTATTAATAAACAGGAGTATTTAAATGGCAGATTTTCTAAATCAACAACAACTCAACGAAAAATGGTCTCCAATTCTAGACCACGCTGAGTTACCAAAAATCGGTGACGCTCACCGTCGTGCAACAACTGCAGTTCTTCTTGAAAATCAAGAACGTGCATTGCGTGATCAACGTCAATCCATGATGGAATCACCAACATCCGTAATCGGTGCAGGTGACGGTTCTGCAGGTTCTATCTCCAAAGGATATGATCCAGTATTGATCGGTTTGGTACGTCGTGCTATGCCTCAATTGATCGCTCATGACATCTGCGGCGTTCAGCCAATGACAGCTCCAAGCGGTTTGGTATTCGCATTGAAGAGCCAGTACAATGACAGCGCAACAGCTGCATCACGTACAGAAGCATTGTTCAATGAAGCACAAGCAGGTTGGTCTGGTGATGCTAACAAAGCAACAGGTCAAGGCGCTGTTACAGCAAATGGTGGAACATCACCAACAGGTGCAACCGATGGTCTGAGCCCATGGGATCTAAGCCCAGGTTTCACAGCTCCAGGTGGTATGACAACAGCTGCAATGGAAGCTCAAGCAACTCCACAAGAAATGTCATTCTACATTGATAAGGTGACAGTAACCGCTAAGAGCCGTGCATTGAAAGCTGAATATTCAGTTGAATTGGCACAAGACTTGAAGGCAGTTCATGGTTTGGACGCTGAAGGTGAATTGAGCAACATTTTGTCCAATGAAATCTTGGCTGAAATTAACCGTGAAATCGTTCGAACAGTGTACAAGATTTCAAAGGTCGGTGCTGAATTGACAACAACTCCAGGTACTTTTGACCTTGATGTTGATGCAAATGGTCGTTGGTCAGTTGAACGCTTCAAGGGTCTATTGTTCCAAATCGAACGTGAAGCTAACCGCGTTGCACAAACAACCCGTAGAGGTCGTGGTAATTTCTTGTTGGTATCGTCTGATGTGGCTTCCGCATTGGCAATGACCGGCAAGTTAGATTACACACCAGCATTGTCAACAGATTTGAATGTTGACGAATCAAGCACCACATTCGCTGGTACATTGAATGGTAAGTACAAAGTGTACATTGATCCTTATCTTGCAAATGGTTCTAACGAACAATTCTGCGTTGTTGGATATCGTGGAACATCAGCATTTGATGCTGGTCTGTTCTATTGCCCATATGTACCATTGCAATTAATGCGTGCTGTTGACCCTAACACATTCCAACCAAAAATTGGATTCAAGACACGTTACGGCCTTGTTGGTCACCCATTGTCAGGTGACGGTAACGCATTGGCTGCAGCTTCGAACTTCTACTTCAGAATTTTCAGAGTGTCTAATTTGGCTTAATCATAAAGATTAGGTAATTTAGAAAAGGATCTTCGGATCCTTTTCCTTACTTTGTCTTATGCAATCACTTCGTGATTGACTTCGTGACCTTAATCTTCTTGTATAAATAATTTATTAGATATACATTACACAGCAGCAGAAGCAGTTATGTCAAATGTAAGACATCAGCGATTTATTGTCAAATTTATTTTCAGGGGTTGACATGAGAGATTTTATAGTATCACTATTGCAAGAATCAATACTTATAAACAATTTTATACTAATTACGTTTTTTGTATTGTTTGGAATTATATTTGGTTTATCAAGTATGAACCCACACAGTCCAGTTAAGTGGACAGACCTATTAGTAGACAAAAAGACAAATAAGTTATCTCTTGACAGATTAGGGCAATTCTGGGGAATTGTCATTTCTTCTTGGGTTATAATTTACTTAACACAGAGCAAAGAGTCTTCATCTATTCTTCCTATGCTTTTTCCAATGTATCTAGCATTCTTGGGTGGTGTGTATTCATTCAATAAGTACCTATCCCACAAATCTGATGTAGATCAATCAAAAGATGCACCTAAGGAACAATAATGGCTAATGACACTATAGTATCTATAAACAGTGTTAACTCTCTACCTACCAGAGCATTGAATTTAGACCCATTATTAAGTAATGCCTTTAAGTTAGTTTTTGCAAAGTTGCCAAATACTTCTCTGTTTATGCAATCGTTTGATTTGCCTGGTATGTCTATTGCTCCAGTGTTGCAACAAAACAAATATTCTAATATTAAACAAATTGGTGAGAAGATAACTTACCTCCCATTGGACTTAAGTTTTCTGGTTAATGCAACTATGGATAATTATAAAGAGATAGTTGCATGGATGGATAGGATAACAGTTAGTGACAAACAGCAAGATGAAATAGACACTGCTACCCTTCTTATCAATGACTCTATAACTGTAAATTTTTACAATATCTGGCCAACAACAATAGGTGAACTTAAGTTTGTGTCAAACCCTATAGACTCGCCGTATCTTACCTGTAATGTTGGGTTCGCTTACGACTATTGGAAATTTGCATAAATCTCGTTTATTTGTTATTATGTTTATTATGTGTCATGTGAGGTGAATAATGTTAATTACAAAGTTAGAAAATGTGTTGTCCGAATGGAGAGAAGACAACAAAATTGATCCGTCTAAACTCAATACTGAGTTGATGCGAACTCCCCTTATGCATTCAAAGTATTTGGACATCTATGTCTTTTTCAAGGCAAAACTGTCTGCAGAAGAAAAGAAGTATAATAAAATGAAGTGGCAGAAGGAAAAGTATTGGAGGGGAGAAATGTCTGCAGAGGAACTCCAACAGTATGGATGGTCACAATGGCAACGACTCAAACCCACTGCCCAGGATTTAGGTAGAATGTTTGAATCTGATCGAGATTTGTCTGATATAGATGAAAAGGTCGATTATTATAAAACAGCAGTTGCTGCATCAGAATTTATAATGAAAGCCATACAATCTAGAGAATTTACTCTTAAGACCCTATTTGAATATCAGAAGTTTACAGGATGAGTGAAATAATAAAACTCCAAAAGAAGAATGAAGTATTCTTCAATGTCGAATGCGATATGGGTGTAGGGTTTGAACTGAATGATTTCTTTTCATTCTTTGTGCCTGGGTATCAACATATGCCTTTATTTAAAATGAGGGCGTGGGACGGAAAGGTCAGTCTTTACAATCAGTATAAGCAAGAACTATACATTGGTTTATACGATCACATAAAAGAGTTTTGCAAAGCACGTCAATACACACTAGAATTAGTTGAGTCTGCAGCATATGGACTTCCTGGTGTTGAATCAAACATACTATTGGATGATGTGACAGATTATGTGAATTCACTAAAACCAGATAATCTAGAGTTAAGAGAGTATCAAGTATCAGCAATTTACAATGCTATCAGGTATAAGAGAAAAACAATTCTATCCCCAACAGCTAGTGGAAAATCATTCATTATCTATTGTATCACCAAATACATTCTAGATAATAACGATGGTAATGTACTTATTGTAGTTCCTACGACATCATTGGTTTTGCAGATGTTGGGTGATTTTAAGTCGTACGGTTGGAATACTGCAGAGGATGAGATTCACACAATCATGGGTGGTCATGAAAAGAGGAATAACTGCAGAGTGGTTATTTCAACTTGGCAATCACTTATGAAAATGCCCACTCAGTGGTTTAGTGCATTCGATGGTGTGTTCATTGATGAATGTCACACATCTAAGTCAAAAGAGATGCAGAAACTATTGGAGAAGATGGTTAATACATCATACCGATATGGTACAACTGGATCACTAGATAACACTAAAACACACTCTATGATGATTCAGGCAGTGCTTGGCCCTATTATGAAGGTGACTACCACAAGAAAGTTGATTGATGACGGTCACGTTTCTGATATTGATATTCAGGTGGTTGTGCTTGATTACTCAAAAGACACCAAAGCTCTATTGAAGAAGATTGATTATCAGCAAGAGATTGATTTTATTGTAGCACATGACAGGAGAAACAAATTTTTAAGGAATTTGGCGCTGAGCATGGATGGCAATACATTATTGCTTTTCAATTATGTTGACAAGCATGGCAAAGTGCTGTTTGATATGATCAAGGAAAAAGCAGGGGATAGAAATATATTCTTTGTCCATGGCCAAGTTGAGGCTACAGCACGAGAAGAAGTAAGAAAATTGACAGAAGATAGTGGACTGGTAACCGTAACTATGGAATTTGGTGATAAAAAAATTGAAGTTTTGTATAATGAAATTATCCCTCTAACCAATGGTACAAAAAAAATAGCAGTAGATATAACCGTTGATGATGATATTGATACAACATATTTGATAAATAATGGTATCAATATGAATAAGGATGTTATATGATTGATGATATGGTTAAATTTTTTGATGCAAAACTTGGGGCCCGGTGGACAAAATATATTTGATTAATTATTTAGAGTTTTGTTATAATGGTCACAATGACACGACATTAGAATATAGCGAAATGCACCACATTTTACCAAAATCTGTTTTCCCCGAGTATGAGAATTTAAAAAAATTCCCATGGAATTCTACAATATTAGAATACAGTGACCATATATCTGCGCATGTCCTCCTGTTAAAGGCATATCCAATAAAATCGTTCTCTTCACCGTTGAACTACATGAAAAATATGTCGGTAGAGGAAAAAGAATATTACTCAAAGGTTGTGTCTGATATAGCAAAACAACAGTGGGAGGATCTAAAAAATAATCCAGAAAAATTTAATGAATATAGAATAAAACGCAGTGAGTGGATGACCGAGAATATGAAACATGGTGCATTATTTCATACGAAGGTTTGCGATGGGTTAAATAGATATTATGAGAATAACAACACTCGAAGAAAAGAACTCAGTGATTTTTTCAATAATCACTGGAATGATATGACAGAAGCTGAATACAATATTAGATGTAAAAATATGATGTGGTCTGACGAGACTAGGAAGAAACAATTAGATATGTTATCTGCTAGATATGAAGATCCAGTCTTTATAAAAAAATTTAAAGATAAGATGAAAATTGTAAATTCAATAGAAGAAAAACGAAAGAGAGCATCTTATGTGTTGAAAGGCAAGTGGGGTGATAATGAATGGAAAACCGAAGTTTTGATAAAAAGAAAATTGAAAAAAGAAGAGAGAGTTAAAAATGGAACATTTAAGACTAATTCCAATTAATTGAAATTAAAATGGGCAGATCCATTGTGGAGAAATAATATGTTAGAAAGTAGAAAATTAAAAAGAAAGGCAAAAGATGAAGCCAACTAGTGTTAGAAAGGGGGTATCGAAAAATGCAATTATTGTAGCTTCGGTGGGCACCTTTCTCTGCAGGAATCAATATTAAGAACCTACACAATGTCATTTTTGGAATACCTTCCAAATCTGTTATCCGTGTATTACAAAGTATTGGACGTGGGTTAAGGAAGGCTGAGGGGAAGACAGTCTTTAAGTTGTTTGATATTGCTGATGACCTTAGCAACAGTAATAAGAACAAAAATTACACATACAAACATCTTATTGAACGTCTTAAGATTTACACTGCAGAGCAATTTCCATATAAAATAGTAGAGGTGAAGATAGAATGACAATAAACGATCTTAATGATAGCAACAATAGGTTTGTTTTTATAAAGACCATGAATGAAATAATTTTCACAGAAAAGTTGGGTGAGAGCAAAACTCATACTACTATTTTCAATCCCATTTTAGTTAGAACTTGTGATGACGACAATAGTAGTGATTCATTTTATGGCACAGTATGGTTTCCATTTACTGAAAGTAAAGTGCATAACATACCAAAGTCTATAATCATAGCATCAGACAAGTTGACAGACAAATATGCCAAATTTTATGGTAGTGTCATTATGCAATCTGAGTTATCTGATATACAGGAGGCAGGTAGGGAGAGGATTAGAGCGGGTGAGAGTGAGTATCTTGTTATACCAGAAAGCTTTCAGCAAATGAAAAATGTGGGTGCAGCATTAGCAACTAGGTTCTCTATAGATTGCCCAGACTTTAGTGATATGGAGAAGCAGTACAAAGAAACTGCAATGAAAAATTTACATTGAGGAGATATTATGATTGAAGCAAAAAAGCCACCAGCGCACTATGTTAATAACAAAGAACTATACGCACACTTAGTAAAAAGAAAAAACACAGTTAAGGCAATATTGGATTCTGGTGGTGAAAAACCACCACTTGATAATTACTTGGGTGATGTGATTCTAAAAATTTGTAACCATTTAGCATATAAATCTAATTTCATCAATTACACATTTAGAAATGAAATGGTGGGTGACGCTATTGAGAATTGTGTTAAAGTAGTCGACAACTTTGATCCAGAACGCGGCACCAACCCTTTTGCGTACTTAACACAAATTTCATTTAATGCATTCATTAGACGAATACAAATAGAGCAGAAACAACAGAACATTAAGGGCAAATTGATTGAAGAAATTCCACTAGATCAATTGTTCTCCACACAAGAAGGAGATGATGCTGGGTTTCACAACCAATTCGCAGAATACCTAAGAGAGAACAACTTCATGCGTCCAGCAGACAAAGTCAAGTTGCCCAAAAAGAAATTAGCTGAGGATGAACCACTAGAGCAATTCATGCAATCTGATGATGAGGAGTGAATATGTCAAAAGTGGCCCTATGTACTGATATACACATTGGTGTAAGAAATGCATCATTGTTATTCGCTGATTATCAATTAAAATTCTTTGAGACTCAGTTTTTCCCGTATCTTAAAAAACACAAGATAAAAACAGTTATATGCAATGGTGACTTGTTTGATACAAGGAAGTTCACAAACCACCAAGTATTGGATATGTGGTTTAAGCGGTTCTTTGACTACATGGAAAGAGAGAAGATTGAATTTCATTTAATTCTAGGAAATCATGACTTGTCTCTTAGGAATACCTTGGAGATAAATTCCCCAAAACTCTTCCTTTCTCACTATAAAAACATAAAACGATATGATGTACCCACAGATGTCGAAATTGGTGAAAGCACTTACCTTTTCCTTCCTTGGATCTGTGCGAGCAACTATGCTAGTTCATTGGGGAGTGTAGAAAAATCGAATTGTTCCGTCTGTTTCGGACATTTGGAGTTAGCAAACTTTGAGATGCATAGAGGACAAATACAAAATGAAGGCATGGATCGAAAATTGTTTCGTAAGTTTATATCTGTTATTAGTGGGCATTATCATCATAGGAGTAGTGACGGTAACATTAATTATTTGGGTACTCCATATGAGCTTACTTGGATTGATCATGGTGACCCAAAGGGTTTCCACATATTTGACACAAAAACGAATGACCTAGAGTTTATCAAGTCACCCATGACTATGTTCAATAAGTTGTATTATGACGACAAGGGGAAACCCAATGATTATTGGAAGTCATTTAATGTTGACATATTAGAGCAAACTTATGTAAAATTGGTAGTGGTTAATAAAACAGACCCATATCAATTTGATAAGATTTTGACTAAATTATATGATGGTAACCTCCAGGACCTAAAGATAGTTGAAGATTTTGGTGATCTAGATGCAGATTCAGTAGATGATGACGAACTTGAAATAGAAGATACAATGTCATTAACAGAGTCGTATGTGGATGCACTGGATATATCAGAAGATAAAGAAAAATTGAAGTCTATCCTTAAATCATTATATGTAGAGGCACTTAACGTAGTCGAATGATAAAATTCAATAAAATAACCTATTCCAATTTTATGGCAGTTGGCACGGCGCCAGTTGTCATACATCTATCAAAAAGCCACACCACATTGATTACTGCAATTAATGGTTCGGGCAAGTCCACGTTCTTAGACGCAATATCCTTTGTTCTGTATGGCAGAGCATATAGAAACATCACCCGTGGGCAGATGGTTAACTCTATCAATCAAAAGAAGTGTTTAGTTGAGGTTGAGTTTGAGATAGGCAAAAAGACCTATATAGTCAAGCGCGGAATAAAACCCAATGTGTTTGAGATATGGGAAAATGGGAAAATGTATAACCAGGATCCTAATGTTAGAGACTACCAAAAGATCCTAGAAACACAAATTCTTAAAATGAATTACAGAGCATTTACCCAAGTGGTGGTAATGGGGTCTAGTTCTTATATACCGTTTATGAAACTAAAACCGCATGAACGCAGAGAATTCATTGAAGATCTATTGGATATTAGGGTGTTCTCTGTTATGAACAAACTTCTATTTCAAAAGATGAAAGATGGAAAAGAACAATTGAGAGACACTGAACTGGAGATCAAATCAACCAAAGAGAAGATATCTCTGCAGGAGAACTTCATAAATTCCAGAAAGAAGGAAAAGAATGATGCGTCTGAAAAAATCATTGCTTCTATTGCACAAGCTAAAGCAGATATTGCAGTAGAAGAATCAAAGATTGAGGGTAAAGAACAGGAGATCACTGGTGTAACTGGTGGCCTAGAGCAATTCGCTGATGTGTCTGAGAAAATTAGCGAATTGTCATTAGAGCACAAAAGATTCTCAAAGTTGATTAAAGAACACTCTGAAAACCAAAAATTCTATCATACAACTGATACCTGCCCTACTTGTAAGCAGGGAATTGGTGATGACCACAAAGGTCACATTATAGGGGAAATAGACGCTATCATTGCCCAATATGAACTTGATATGCAAACGGTTTCTGTTGCTAGGGATGCACTCAATGTTAGAATTGCCAGGATGGATGAACTCAATGAGGAAATGAGTCGCATCAATCTGGAGATTTCCAAGTGTAACCAGAATGTTCATGGGAATAACCTATTGATAAGGAAGTATAACAAAGAACTTCAGGATCTAGTGTCAGACACGGCATCAATTGATGCTGATAGGGATGCACTGAAACAATTGGCAAAGTGTGTCATATCATTGACTACCAAGAGGAAAAAGATGATTGAGGATGCCCATTATCAGACCATAGCATATGGTATGTTACTTGACAATGGTATCAAATCAAAAATCATCAAGCAGTACATTCCTGTGATCAATAAATTGGTCAACAAGTACTTGAATGCGTTAGACTTCTTTGTTCTGTTTAATTTAGATGAAAATTTTAATGAGGTTGTCAAGTCTAGATATAGGGACGAATTTAGTTATGACTCTTTTAGTGAAGGAGAGAAGCAGAGAATTGATTTGTCACTAGTATTTGCATGGCGTGATGTTGCTAAAATGAAGAATTCTGTGAACACCAACTTGGTAGTGTTTGATGAATTGTTTGATAGTTCGTTAGATCAAGCGGGTATGGATTTGTCTATAAACCTATTGTATGGTCTGAAGGACTCTAATGTGTTTGTCATAAGTCACAGAGAGTCGATTGCAGATAAATTTGTAAGTACAGTAAAATTTACAAAGAAAAACAACTTTACTATCATTGATAGTGTGTAAGGATGTTGTAATTTACATAAATACATGAATGAATAAACTCTTCCATTTTGATTTATCGTTAGTGCACTATTATTTGCATGATGGTGTATTAGATCCACTTCATGCAAAAATATTCAAGATGTTATTAGAATCAAAATGTGATTATAAGGTATTCAAGAAAAAAATAAAAGAGATAATGCCGCTTCTAGTTGAGCACGCAGATTATGAGCATGAAATTGCAGTCATGCACGTTTATCCATACTGGTCTGATCACAACAAACAACATATTATTTTAGAGTCCGCTTTGCAGAAAATTATTCTTCATAGTGAAAGATACGATAATGTTCCTTTGTGGTTATTGAATGAATACTATGAAATTCTTAAGTATCACATAGATTACTATGACGTTCAGATGTTCAACCGCATAAAACCCGCCGGTTGACATCAAAGTCCCCACACCTCATAATTGATTCATACATTGATTTTATTGATGTTTGTTGGGTGCAAAAATCATCGGTTGACATTAAAGTTCGCATCCCACATAATTGATTCATACATTACAAAGGACGTTACATCATGGCACCCCAATTTGCAACAAAGACAGAGATGATTGAATTCTTCCGCGATTTGCCAAAAAGCACTCCATACACAAGTATGCTGTTTCGTGATTTTGGTTATGATGCACCGGAAGATGCTCCTGATTGGCAAACAGAGTATTTTTGGAAGTACCTTGTGCAAGGTCAACAACAGGGTCTGTATGGTGACGAACTTGAAAAGTATGCATTCGACGGCACCATGAAGATGAAAACAGATTTTCGGGTTGATGTTGTCCGTGATGATGCAGGTGTGCCAATCGC